AAGATACAAGTCTCGTGAGCGTTATTCCTTTGGTGTTTCTGATCCATTAGGTGTTTACGGTTCATACTAAACTCTCGTGAGGAGTTTGATCCCCAGCCTAAAAAACTGGGGATTTTTTTTTGAAAAAAGATTGCACAAAGCGTATAAAGTAGTAAACTTGTTATATCTGGGTGATTCACTTATGCCACCACTGCCCCAGCAGACGATGCAAAGATCGGCATAAGTACTTTTGCATAAGGAGTCCATTATGGGACGTAGTACATTTGAAGGACCAATTTTATCTGGTGATAATCGTTTTGGTCCAGTTCGTGACGTTGGTTATACAGACCTCGTTCAAACAGCTCTTTTAGATTTTTCAGTAACTGCAACTGGTTCTAACTATGGTGGTGGTTCTGGTGTTTTTGTTGCCTCTAACAATATTCCTAACTCTGCTGGTGTTATTTATAAGCCACAAGCTGGTGCTTATAGCACTAACGGACCTACTGTAGCTACAGCTCCAACAGCTGATGCAACAACTCTTGTTTATCGTGGCGCAGTGTTCTATCTGCCATATAGCTGCAATATCACCGACATTATCCTTGATATTGGTACAGTTCCTAAAGATAGCGCTGGTACACCTTTGGCAGTAACTGCGATCCAACCATATGTTTCTAACAACTTTGCAACTTCTACTGGTGTTTATGCAACATTTGCGAACATCTCTAGCCCAGCTGCACAGCGTTATACAGCAACTTATGTTGGCTCACAGTTAACCAATAGCAACGCTACTTTGCAAGATTTCCAAAACTTACAACCTGGTCAACAGCCTTCATGGTTTAGCCAAGTAGTTGTAACTTTGGGTATGACTACATCAGCTGCTGGTTTATCTTCTGGTCAAGTTGAAGTAACAATTCGTTACAACCAGAATGATATGAACATTGGTACAAGTACAACTTACCCATACGGTAACTTTGACTAATTAATCCTCTTGGGGGGCTAAACACCCCCCTTTTTTAAAACTTAGGAGATTAATATGGCACAAAGTCCAAGTGGAATACCAAGCACCAATAACTCGGTGCAGTCGATTAGCCGTCAGGCTAAGTATGAGCCATTTGATTTGCAAGTATCACGCAATCAAATTACTGGTCATACACCTATAAGTATTTTTGGTTATGGAACAACTGGCACAACTGCTGGTTTATTTGTAACCATGTGGGAAAACTCGCCCACCACCAATTATATATTTCCAGTAGCAGCACAAGTAATGTATGTTGCAAGTACAGTAAACGGTGACTCTGGTGCTTTAATTCAAGTTACTGGATTGGATGCAAACTACAACCCAATATCTGAGATTGTTGCTTTAGGTGGAACTTCTGGTACAGGCGTAGCAACTGTTAAATCGTATTACCGTATTAACAACATTGCCGTAGCTTTTGCTAGTACTGTAAACCCAACTGGCGTAATTACTATTCAAAACCAAGCTGCAACGTCTGGTGCTGTTGAGTATGCACAGATCAATACAACTACTTATAACGGTAGCACTATTAGTCTTGGTACATCCCAAATGTCTGTTTACACAGTTCCAGCAAATACTACTTTGCAATTGACAAGATTTACTGCAAATAGCTCATTTACTGGTAATACTGCAAACTACGGCACATACAGGGTTGTAGCACAGTACCCATCTGTTTTAAATTCTTCTGCCACATTAGTTCGTAGAGTAATTTTAAATACGCCATTTGTACAACAGTTCAATATTCAACGCACTTTCCCATTTGCTTATCCAGCTGGCACGGATGTTCAATGGCAAATTGCCCCTAGTGGTACTGTTGCTTGTACTGTAGGTATTAACATTGGTGGTGTTTTGATTGATAGTGGTAGCTAATTATGGCAAAGACACCAGCTTGGCAACGATCAGAGGGTAAAAACCCTAGTGGTGGTTTAAATGCCAAGGGCAGAGCTTCTTATAACAAAGAGCATGGTGCTCATTTAAAAGCACCACAGCCAGAAGGTGGTAGCCGTAAAAAGTCTTTCTGTGCTCGCATGGAAGGCATGAAAAAACGATTAACCAGTTCGGAAACAGCCCATGATCCAAATAGTCGGATTAATAAATCTTTGAGAAAATGGAAATGTTAAATGTCCATATTCGAGATATTAACTGTATTAGCATATGTTTTAGGTGCTATCGTGAGCTTTATGCTTAAAGAGAAAGCTGATGAGCTTGCACGTCAAGGCATCCTTTTGAATAAGACTCGTGAGGAGATAGCTCGTGATTACATTACTAAAATTGAAGTTCGCAGTGATATGGACCAGATTATCAACCGCTTTGACCGCATTGAAGCAAAGCTTGACAGGTTTATTGAAGGACATAAATAATGCCAAGTAAGTCCAAACGACAGCATGATTTTATGGAGGCAGTAGCCCACAACAAGGCTTTTGCCAAAAAAGTAGGAGTTCCTCAATCGGTAGGTGAGGATTTTGCAAAAGCCGATAAAGGCAAACATTTTAAAAAAGGTGGAATCAACATGGCAACAAAAAAACGTAGTGTAAACCCAGCGATGGCTATGATGGCAGCTCGTGCCATGCCAACTCCAGCTGCTGCTCCAATGGCACCTCCAGCAGGTCCTATGGCACCTCCAGCAGGTCCTATGGCTGGTGGCATGAAACATGGTGGTTTGTCTAAAGAGCATCACAAACATTTAGCTCATCACCATTTAGCGATGGCTGAACACCATATGAAAGAGCATGAAGGTCATCACACTAAAAAGATGGCTAAAGGTGGTCATGCTCATGCTGAAAAAGAACACGAAATGCATCAAGCTAAAGAACTTCGTAAACTTGCTAAAGAAGAAGAGCACGAAGCAGCTGGTATGCGTCATGGTGGCAAAGCCCATATGAAGAAATATGCAATGGGTGGTGCTATTAAACGTGAAGCCAGCACAGAGCCTCGTGGTCATATGAAAGAAAAAGAAACTATGGGTCCTCGTGGCATGAAACATGATGTTGAAGCTGGTTCTAACAAACTTGGTCGTTTTGGCGAATCAAAAGTTCAAAAACGTGGTCATACTGAAGATCGCAAACCAAAGATGCATAACGATGGTGACAACACTATTGGCACATCTGGTTCTATTTCTGGTAAAAAACATGGTGGTCATATTAAGAAAATGGCTCATGGTGGTTCTACATCTAGCCGTGCTGATGGCATTGCTAAACGTGGTCATACAAAAACCAAATACTGTTAATTAGGAGAAATCTATGTCACACGGACACAAAAAACATCACGAACATATTGAGCATCATTTGAAAGAACATGATGGTGGTCATGCTCATGGCGGTCATATCCACAAACATCACGCTCACGAAAAGCATTTGAAAGAGCATGATGGCGGTATGCATGGTCACAAACATCACCACGAGCACGTTGAAGCAATGTGCGGTGGCGGTCACGCTCATAAGTAATGAGAGCCAGCCGAGGGATGGGAGCAGTTAACCCATCTAAGATGCCACGCAAAAAGATTATCCAGAGAAAGGATAATCCTGATGCTGTTGAGTTTTATGCCAAAGGTGGGCAAATTTGGGATAAACCAAGACCGAAAGATCTTGGGAAACCAAAGAAATTGTCTTCAGCTAAAAAAGCTAGTGCAAAAGCAATGGCTAAAGCAGCTGGAAGACCTTATCCTAATTTAGTCGATAACTTAAGAGCTGCAAGGAAGAAAAAATGAACTTATTTGAAAAAGTAGTAAATTATGTAAAAAGTGCTGGTCATGCAATTGAAGGTGAAGAGCACAAATTGTTAAACGAATTTGCTGCGTATTTGGCAAGTGAAAAAGTAGCTTTGGGATTCTCAAATTCCCCAGTGGTAACATCTTTTGCTGCTTCTTTAGTTCCAGCACCAGAACCTGTACAAGTTGCTCCTGTAGCTGAAGTAACTTCTGTAGAAGCTGCTCCTATAGAAACACCAGCCAGCATTACTATCAATGTTGAAGATCCAGCATCTGCAACCTTTGAAGTTACTGCTCCCGTTGATCCAGAACAAAATGTTGCGAGTTAATCATGGCAGAAAAATGGATTCAACACACTATCAAAAAAGCTGGTGCATTGCGTAAGGCTTTAGGAGTAAAAGAAGGGCATACTATTCCTGAGAAAAAGCTGGCTGCAGCTGCTAAAAAACCTGGCAAGCTAGGTCAACGTGCTCGTTTAGCAGAAACTCTTAAAGGCTTTAAGCATAAATAATGGCTACTTCAGGGACATCCGTATTTGACCTAAACATGAACGACCTCATTGAAGAGGCGTTTGAGAGGTGCGGTGTCGAACTTAGAACTGGTTATGATTTTAGGACAGCTAGACGGTCTTTAAATCTTTTAACAGTCGAATGGGCAAACCGTGGAATTAACCTTTGGACTATCCAAGAAGGTCAAATTCCTATGGTTACTGGGCAGATTACCTACCCTCTGCCAATAGATACCATCGACTTATTGAGCCAAGTTATCCGAACTGGTACTTTGCAAAACCAGATAGATATTAATATTAGTCGCATTTCCGAGGACACCTACTCGACTTTGCCTAATAAATTGGCTCAAGGAAGACCTATTCAAGTATGGATTAACCGTCAATCTGGGCAAAACAACCCTACCGCTTACACCTTAATTGGTAATGGTTCTACGACTGGCATTAGTGCTACCGACACTACGATTCAGTTATCGCCATCAGATATGACTGGTTTGGCAGCCACTGGCTACATTCAGATTGGCAGCGAGATCATTTACTACCCAAATGTCTCTACAACGGCTCCACAGCTGTTAAATTGCTATCGTGGTCAGAATGGTACTACCGCAACTTCCCATGCGACTGGAGCTTCAATTAGCGTGGTTAATCTGCCTTGTATTAACGTCTGGCCCACTCCTAACTCTCCAGGCAGCCAATACACATTCGTCTACTGGCGTATGCGTAGGATTCAGGATGCTGGCACTGGTATTAATACCAATGACATTCCATTTAGATTCATCCCATGCATGGTGGCTGGACTAGCGTTTTACTTGTCTTCCAAAATCCCTGGGGTAGATCCTAATCGTATTCCAATGCTCAAAGCTGAGTACATGGAACAATGGGATTTAGCTTCCCAAGAAGATAGGGAAAAAGCAGCTATTCGTTTTGTTCCTAGGATGTCTTTTTACGGAGGTCATGGAAGATAATGCCTACCCCTGAAGAACAAAAAGCTATAGATGAAGCTTCTAAAATGGCTCAAGAACACAGAGCTAAAGTAGAGGCTGAACGTGATCGTACCTATGCTGAAAGATTAAAGGACATGGGGTATTACGATAAAACACCTAAAGGCAGTTCTCCTAAAGGCGGTGGCGGTGCTGGTTATGTTCCAGGATCTAATAATCCATTTAACCCAGACAGTCCATTAAACCGCAAAAAAGGCGGTGTTATTCGAGGTCATGGCATAGAAAGAAAAGGTCGTACAAAAGGTAGGTTCATCTAATGCCAAATAAGTATTCATCTGGCAAATGGGCAATAGCACAATGTGATCGTTGTGGTTTTCGATATATGCTCAAAGAGCTTAGAAAAGAAGTTATCAAGACCAAGCTTTACAACATTAAAGTATGTCCTGAGTGCTGGGATCCAGATCAGCCACAGTTAAGTCTTGGACTTTACCCTGTGAATGATCCGCAAGCTGTACGGGAGCCACGCCCAGATGTCAGTTATTACGCTGGTGGAACATCAGGATTGATGACAAATCCTTATGATCCAAATGCGTTTAACGTGGATAATCAAGGTTATTCAACAGATGGTAGTAGACAGATTCAATGGGGATGGAACCCAGTGGGTGGAGCGAGTTATTTTGACAGTTATTTAACGCCAAATTCCTTGCTTCCTGTTATAACAATCGGTACAGTAACCATTACAACAACTTAGGAGTTTAAAATGGATAAGAAGCAAGTAACTAAGATTGCAGATAAAGAAGCAAAAAAAGAAGTGCATAAACATGAACATCATATGCACCCAGGCATGAAGCCGACTAAAATGGCTAAAGGTGGCGTGACAGGTAAAGCTATGAAAGCGGTAGGTCGTAACATGGCTCGTGCCATGAACCAAAAATCTTCTGGAAGAGGTCGTTAATATGGCATACGATAAATCAGTAAAAGCAACCAAAAAGAACAGCCCAGCTGTTCGCACTGGTCATGCTAAAAATGACAAACCAGCATCTGACTATGCTGCTCCGCACACTATGTCTGGTAAAAAATACACAGTAGAGAGTTTTCAAGCTATGGAAGATGCTATTCCTTACTCTACAACCAAAGCTGCCAAAGATGTAAATATCAAAGATCCTATCCCAAATGGCGTAGGCTATGGTCAGGCTAAAGAAAAGACATCTGGTATTGAAATGCGTGGAGCTGGTGCAGCTACTAAAGGTCGTATGTCTAGAGGTCCGATGGCTTAAGGGTAAACCCTATGAATTACGAACAGTTATATAACAATATCCAGTCTTACGCTGAGAACACCGAACAGTTGTTCGTGGCAAATATTCCAGTCTTTGTAATGGAGGCTGAAGAGCGTATATATAACTCAGTTCAATTACCATCGTTGCGCAAAAATGTTATTGGAACCATGACATTTGGAAATAGTTATTTGTCTTGTCCTATAGATTATTTATCAACATATTCGTTGGCTGTAATTGATTCATCAGGTAATTACAGTTATCTATTAAACAAAGACGTTAACTTTATTAGACAGTCTTATCCAAATCCAACAAGTACTGGTATGCCTCAGTATTACGCACTTTTTGGTACGCAATACAACAATAATAATGAGCTATCTTTTATTTTAGGTCCAACACCAGATACAAACTATAACGCTGAGTTGCATTATTTTTATTACCCACCAACCATTGTTCAAGGTCAAATATCCCTTCTTGGAAACATTACAGGTGGTTCTTTATATACCAATGGTATATACCAAAACGTATCTTTAACAGGAGGTTCAGGTGCTAATGCAACTGCTGATATCCTTATTGCCTCAGGTGCAGTGGTCTCTTGCAACCTTAAGTTTGGCGGTAATTTTTATGCTGTTGGTGATGTATTGTCTTGTTCTTCTTTGGGGTCTACTGGTAGCGGTTTTTCAATTTTAGTAAATGCTGTTTCAAACGCAACTGGTACTAGTTGGTTAGGTGATAACTATGACCCAGTATTGTTTTATGGCGCTATGCGTGAAGCTATGATCTTCATGAAAGGTGAGCAAGATATGGTTGCTTACTATGAAAAAATGTATGAAGAAGCTCTTGCCCAGCTTAATCGTCTTGGAACTGGTCTTGAGCGTGGTGATGCTTATCGTAATGGTCAAGCTCGTATTATGGTGAAACAATGATCGTTCAAGGATCTTGTAACGTATTTTCTCAAAACCTATTAAACGGTAATGAAAACTTTACAACTGGTACTTATTACATTGCCCTGTATAACGCCAATGCCAATTTAAACCCTACGACTGCTGCTTACACCAGTGTGAACGAAGTAACTGGAAATGGTTATACGGCTGGTGGTATACCTTTGGTTATTTCAACGGCTCCCACAATTAACCAGCAATATAACACCACTTATGTGTCTTTTGCTAACGCTGTTTGGAGTCCAGCATCGTTTACTTGTAGGGGTGCTTTGGTCTACAATTACATAACAAAAGCAGCTTGTTTTGTATTAAATTTTGGGTCTGATAAGACTTGTAATAGTAGCTTTACAGTGCAGTTCCCAGCAGCGACTTATTCGTCTGCTATTTTGACAATCAGTAGCTATACGGCTGCTAATGTAGTAAGTTCTGGAGATTAATTATGCATAAAGAATTTGGAAGCTGTGGCGATAATGCTGTAGCAACATTACAAGCCAATGCTGGCACAAACGAAACTATGGGTATTGAAGGTTATTGGCATGTTGAGTGCCGTGATGCTCAAGGTAATTTAAAGTGGAA